ATGAAATAAAAGATATCGCAACCATTGTAAATGGTGGTTATCCAGATATTAGACGAGTAATCAATGGTGCTCAAAGACAAGTTGTCAACGGACAATTAGTCATTGATGAAAACACCATAACACAAAATGATTACAAATTAGAAGTTTTGGAAATATTAAAAACACAAGACAAGAAAAACTCGTTCCAAAACATCAGACAATTATTAGCAGATTCTAAAGTATCGGACTTTTCAGATTTATTCAGATTGATGTTTGACACGGTTGATGATTGGGGGAAAGGTCATATTGCCGAATGTATATTAATCTTGTCAAAATATCAACAATCAGACGCAGTCGTAGTGGATAAAGAAATTAACATTATGGCTATGTTTGTAGAAATAATAGGGAGTATTAAATGAGTCATCCAAATCCAGCACCACCAAAGGCAAATGTTCAATTAGATTTGAATGAAGCCGATACCATTACTTGTAAAGAGTGTGGAAATGCATCATTTATTCAATCTTTTTTCTTGAAAAGAATATCTGCATTGGTATCACCAACAGGTAAAGAAGCATAGTTCCAATTCAAGTTTTCGCTTGTGGAAATTGTGGTTCAGTTCCACAGAAAATGATTGAAGGTAGTGGACTTGAAAAATAGTTGTCAATTCTACAAAATAGATTTAAATAACTACAAACCAAAGGAAGTTCCAGAATATCAAGAGTTTACAAACTATAATGATATTAAATGGGAACAAATCGAGATGATATCTAATGAATTAGATAACTTTAAAGATTCTTTTGGAAAACCTTGGCAAGAGTGGAAACTTGAAGATTTACAAAACAGATTACAAGACAATTGGACATTTTATTTAGTTGAGGGTGGTTGGGCATTTATTGATTGGAATAGAAGATATCCGTATTTGTGTAATCGTTATGTGTTTCCAGAACATAGAAATAAAGGATTGGGTAGTGATTTAGTATGGCTAAGATGTAATGAAATCAAAGAGCAAGGATATAACTATGCTATGATTAGTTTAGAAGATTGGAATAAACCAGCTTTATCAGTATTAAAAGAAAATATATTTACTAAAATAGACTAAGTTTATATTTATTCATAGGAGAAAATTATGTCAGTTCAAACAAAAATAGAAAATTTTTTAAACTATCTTACCGGTAGTGCAGGTGGTTGGCCATCAAATACCAATGTTGGTATTTTAATGAATGTAGATTATATCAAGGAAGAAACTACTGATGATGTTTACATTAATGAAATTAATACCAATTGTGGTATGTATGGTTCTTATAATGAACAAACCGCGTCATTTGATGTAGTTTCTGACTACGCAAATGAAAAAGGTTGTACCACTGCATATGTTTATGGAACTTATGATGGAAAAGAAAATCCTTCTTCATTTCAACAACCACTAATTAGTGCAAGTTTTGCAAGACACGGAATATCAGTAAATTTTGAATATCAAGATAATACATCACACACTTATTTTTCACAAAGAGGAAACACAGATTATTTAAGTAGTTTTCACTTCTTTGTTCAAACACCTTGGTATAGTGATGATACATTATTAAACATTGTTAGTGGTTCATTTAACAAGAATACATTTAGAACGATATTAAGTTCATCACCAGAGAGTGCAAGTTTAATACCATTATTTAACACAAGTTCTTTTTCAGATACAAACGCTTATCATCCAGACTTTGTGGTAAAAAATCCAACAGATGATGGAACCGCTTACACCAATTCAATATTATTTCATAAATATGTTTCTGAAAACCCTACATACCAAAATTCAGTAAATAGTGGTTCATTAATTGAAACTTATATTGTACCGAGTGGTTCAACCGTGGGAACACAAGGATATTTAAAATCACCGAAATATGAATATTTGATAACACCAGACAGACCAGTATTGATAAGGGCAAAAGATAAACTCAATACTACGATTGCACCAAAATTTATTCTAAGTGGAGACAGATATCACATACAAAACGCACTACTATATTCTACACCAAGTGGAAGTAATATTTCAATGTATGATGGTTCATCAAAACAAGTCCAAGATGTTGAAGTTGGTGATGTTGTAAAGTCTTATTTACCAGTTGGAATGCCTGATGAGTTTTTCTTTGAAGATTGGTTAAGTTATTCTTCCACAAATTTGAGTGGTTCAGTAGCATCAGGTTCAGTAGTGGTTAGAACTTTTTCTGATGATTTTTATGGGTATTACTTAATTAATGGAAGTATCAAAGTTCCTTATATGAAACAAGCTTATTTCAAAGGAGCAAGATACTTTATTAAACAAGGAGATACTTGGAGTTGGGGAGCACCAGACGACATATCAATTGGAGATTATTTCTTGGACAAAGACGGAAACGAAGTGGAAGTTACATCAAAAACAGAAGTCGCACAAGAAGAAACATTTTATTCATTAGATGTAGAAAATATTGACACATACTTTACATCAGATATATTAGTTCATAATATTCCACCAGGTAAATGTTTTACAGGTGATACAATGATTACTTTATCAGATGGAACTTATCATAAAATTAAAAACATTGAGTTGGGTGCAAAAATAAAAACCTATGATGATGAAAGTGGTAAATTACAAGACTCAATAGTTTTAGAGGTTGTAAAAATTCTACACGATAATTTAGTAAAATATAAGTTTGATGATAATACAGAAATTATGGCCACAGATGACCACCCGTTTTATGTTGATGAAAATTATAGAACATTAGAAGTTGGTGATGAAGTTTTAAATGATGAGTTAAATAAAGTTAAAGTAGTTAGTGTTGAAAAAATTGACGGACTTATAGAAACATACAACATTAACAGAACAAATAATGGCAAGAATTATTTTGCGAATAGGGTTTTAGTATCAGATGAGTCAGAAACAGAATAACGACTTTTTATATTCAGTTCAAATTCCAAACTTTTTATCACCAGAAAAATGTGATGAATTATTAAAAGATATTATGGAATCAGAACAAGATGTTATTGGTTGTGTCGGAGATGAAAAAGGACAAAACGCAATCATACCAGAAATTAGAAAAACTAATGAGTGGTATTTATGTGAACAAGAAGAAAATCAATTCAGACCAGACAAACCAAATAAAGATTGGAAATGGTTACAGGACAAAATGTTTCAAATGGCCAATATCGTGAATGATAAAGTATTTCATTTTGATATTGACGGGTGTGATAATGAATTAAAATTAATAGAATATAAAGAAGGTGGATTCTATGGTTGGCACACAGACTTTAATGCAGGAACTTGTTCAGTAAGAAAATTAGTAGGGATAATCCAATTAACAGACCCGAGTGAATACGAGGGTGGAGATGTTCAATTCGGAATCCAAGACAAAGACACAAAAGAGTGGTATTCAATGAACAAACTAAAAGGTTCATTAACTTTCTTTCCGGCATTTCTATGTCATAATGTTGTTCCAGTCAGTAAAGGTAAACGATATGTAATTCAAGAATTATTTATCGGTGACCACTTCAAATAAGGATAAAAATGTATAAACCAATAGATATGGATACCTTGAAGTTAAATCAAAACTTCAAGTGGGTAGTTGAAAAAAGTAATTTCTTTACACAAGAAGATTGTGATTTCTTTATCAAATATATTGATGAACAATCTGAAAGAAAACAAGGACATTACACCGGTGGAGTAAATCCTACTTGGCAGGACGAACCAGTTATGAAAGATGAAGTTTGTATGTTGAACATCAGTAGAACAGAAGAACAAAAATATCTTGATAAGTTTTGGACTGCAATCAAAATTGCAGACCAAATGATTTACAAATACAATATCAAGGGGATTTACGACAACAGACTACAAGCACATAGATATGATGTAGGAGATTGGTATAATCAACACTCAGACTTTCACCCGATTAAAAGATTTAGTTCAGTTAAATTAACTTGTATTGTATTTTTAAACACAGATTACGAGGGTGGAGATTTTACACTATTTGACGGAACAAAAATAGAAAAAGAAGTTGGTAAATTAATTATACACCCATCATTTGCAGGACACGGAGTAGCACCTATTACCAAAGGAAACAGATATTCTTGTGTTTGTTGGGGTGTAGGGGATACTTTTGTATGATTGAAAACAACACATTTAAATTTGTAATTCACAATGAATCTTTTCTAACTAAATCACAATGTGAAGATTTGATAAATTATTTTGAACAAAATCAATCACAAGATTCAGAACTTGCCGGTCAATATGATAAAAACATAATGAACAAAGAAGTTCGTAACACAGAAGAAATGATTTATACTGATGAAAAAATGTTGAGTAAAATCAAAATGGTATTAGAATTATCAAATATTTCTACATATCATTACAACATACAAGAAATGTCATCAGTAAAATTATTAAAGTATGGTGTAGGTGGAAGATACAAATGGCACACAGATTGTGGTTCAAGAGAAACTTCCACAAGAAAACTTACTGCAATAATTCAGTTATCTGATGAAAATGATTATCAAGGTGGAGATTTAGAATTTGGTATCACCGATAAAACCGGACAAAATAATTACACCGCAACAAGAAAACAGGGAAGTATTATTATCTTTCCAGCATTCTTATCACATAGAGTTACACCGATTACCGAAGGAAAACGATATTCAATGTTGAGTTGGATGTTAGGAGATACCTTTGTCTGATGAAATTAGCACTATGTATATGTCCACAATGGTCAGTTCAAACACCATCATTTGCAATCGGTAGTTTAAAATCACACATCAATAATAAAGATGTCGTTGTAGACCAAATAGATTTGAACATCTTATCGTCAATCTATACAAAAGAAAAACACATAGAAAAGTTTTGGGATTGGGGTAATGATAAACCTTGGAATTCAGAAACAAACTTTCAAACAGAAATACTACCTTATTTTAAAGATTTATGGCACGAGTATATTGAAATACTTTCAACATATGATATTGTGGCTTTCACTACTTACACATCAAACATTATCACAACAGATTACATCGCCAGATATGTAAAACAAATAAATCCAAAGATACAGATTTGGTATGGTGGGCCTTACTCTTGGTATTCGGAGTGTGGTGGGTTAGTTGAGAAAGATAATTACAGAGAATTTGTAGACATTGCTTGTGGTTCTAACGACGGAGAAAGAGTGATATCAGATTTAGTCAATAAATACATAGAAGACGGACACTACGAAAACATCAAAGGTATTTATCGTTGGGACAAACAATCACCAAGTTTTCCTACGGTATTGAAGAAAGGTCGTAGTGGTAGAACACCGGTATTTAATGGTGGATTATTACCACAAAATCTAAATGAATTAAATACACCAAGTTGGGATACAAAAGTTATTGATGATTACAAACGATTGGCAGAATTGTTTAATTTAGAAGTTACATTACCAATGCAAACTTCAAGGGGTTGTACTTTCAAATGTACATTTTGTAGTGAAACAAGATTATATCGATACAAAAACAATGAAAAAATTGTAGATGAGATGAAAGGATTGGAAAAAGATACAGGTATAAATAATTTTTGGTTTACTGATTCATTGATAAATGGTTCAATGCCATTGTTTAAAAAACTAATCGATAAATTAGAAATAGAAATGGAAAATGGAAACATACCAAAAATGTATTGGGGTGGACATTTCAGAACACATAAAAAACTTGACGGAGAATTATTAACCAGAGCAGTAAATGTTGGACTAAACTATATGAATGTTGGGTGTGAAAACGGAGTGAATAAAATATTGGCACTTATGGAAAAAAATCAAACTTCTGATGATGTAAGTCATTTTCTAAAATCAGCATACGAAAGTAATGTATTTTATAATGCAAATTGGATACCAGGTTATCCAAAAGAAAACCATATGGATTTTATGTTACAATTAAAATTCTTATATGACAATCACAAATACTTTACCAACAACGGATTATTAAATCTAATGCAATCAACAGACATTTTAGACCACACACCATTAGATGTTTACAAAGATGAATTTGATGTATCAAAAGAAAAAACCATACTAAACTCTTGGACTTCAAATGATTATAAAAATATATTGATGATTAGACATTTGAGGGCATTTTTTATCGAGGTATTGTTAAACACATTTAAATTTACCAAAGAGGGTGAAGATTTAATCGGAGATGATTTTTCATACGCCACACCAAAAGAAAAGGGTGGAAAACCACCATATTACAGAGCAAGAATTAGAGAGAACTCACTACAAGTTGGTGAAGTAGAAGTGGAATTAAAAGAAGAAAAAGATAATAGTATATTTACAAATGAATTTTTACTATCAACAGAACAAAACAATATAGTTGATACGATTGAAAATGAAGTTATAAAATCAATCAAAGGTTTTGCTTGGGTGTTGGTAAATATTTCAAACAAATCAAACATAAACTTTATCATCAGAGATAACTTTAAAGGATACAACTTAAAAGACTCACATTTTAATTGTAATTTTTCACTTAAATCTAATGGAGATGACTTTGAACTTGATGTTGAGTATGGATTTAAAATTGGAAAGACTGATAAAAAGTTATTTGACGATACAGATAAATTAGATTTCGTTGCAAGAAATACAATCAACATTAAAGATAATGTCGGTAAATACAAATACTCAAATGAAGTTGAAGAACTATATCAAGATAGTATGGATTACAATAGACACAAGGTTTCATTTCCAAGAACAGAAATGACAAACCAATATTAAAAAAAATACATTTTAAAGATTTACAATACTATTTATTTATATCTAAAAGGTTATTCACTATGAAAACAAAATCACTATTTGACCATATAAAACAAATTACAGATGTTCAGAACCAAAATTATTGGGACAACATAACTGATGCCGATAAAAAGACTTGGTCTAATTATATGGTACATAGATTTTTATCTATGAAACAAGAGTGGATTGAGGTTGTGAATGAAATACAACAATATTGGGAACTGAAACCAAAATCAGTTTATCAGTTCTACACCAATGTATTACCAAAAGGAAGAACTTTTCTAAAATACACCAAATCTAAAAAGAAATCAACCATTGAGAAATGGGCAATGGATATATTGTGTGATTATTTTGAAGAAAGTTCAGAAAATATTGAAAAAACACTTGACATTATGGGTAAAGATGTTGTATATTCTATTGTGTCAAAGTATGGTGTAGATGAAAAACAACTAAAAAATATATGGAGTAAATAATGATTAAAGACGCACCTACAAAAATATTACAAGAGAAAGAAAATCTTGGTGTAAGAACAAGTGACTATGAAAATGATGTTGTAGATTATATGGAACAAACTTATCCAGAAATGACATCAGAGTTTAAAAAGATTCAACGATACCAATATGAACTATTTTGTAAAAAACAATATGATTACGGCCCACAAAATATCGCAGTTGGAACAATTTTGAAAACACCAGAAGATATTAAATTATCGTTGTTGGGCATTTGGTTTAGATGTAATGACAAAATAGAAAGATTAAAAACATTATTGATGAGAGATACGGGAAATGCGGTGGACAATGAACCAGCAACCGATAGTTTCTCAGACATATCAAATTATGGAGTTATGGCACAAGTCGTGTCAAGAGGTAAATGGGCAAAATAAGTTATAGTCAGTTTAGTCAATGGGATGCGTGTCCTTATACTTGGAAAGCAAACTATGTAGACAAAGAAGAAACCTTTAAAGGTAACATCTATACTTGTTTCGGTTCTGCTCTACACGAAACTATCCAAGCATATTTAGTTTGTTATTATAACAAAACTATCAAAGAAGCAGACGAACTACCATTACACGATATTCTGATTTATCGTATGAAAGAAAACTTCAAACAATCCAAAGAAATGTATGGAGATGAGTTTGAAGTCAGTCAAAAAGATATGATTGAGTTCACTAATGACGGATTTGCTATCATTGATGAGTTTCTAAAAAGAAAGTCAAGTTATTTTCCAAAGAAGAATACAGAATTAGTTGGTATTGAGATGAATTTAAACTACGAATTACCAAAAGGTATTAAGTTTGTCGGTTATATGGATGTTGTTCTACACGACACCAAAACAGGTCGTATGAAAATTATTGACATTAAAACTTCCACAATGGGTTGGAATAAATATATGAAAGCCGACAAGAACAAAACCAATCAGTTGTTGTTGTATAAACACTTTATGGCAAAACAATTAGAAATATCAGAAGATAAAATAGATATTGAATATTTAATATTAAAGAGAAGATTGTATGAAAATATGATGTATCCACAAAAACGATTACAAACTTTCTCACCCGCAAGTGGTAAACCAAGTATCAACAAACTTATCACAAGGTTAGACGAGTTTATCAACGAGTGTTATGATGATGAAGGTAAAATCATCGCCAACGAATATGAAAAGTGTGAACCACACAAAAAATGTAAATTGTGTAAGGACTTATAATGACAGAACCAAGTTTAAGGATTAAAGTAACGGACTTTTTGGCAACCGATTACGAACAAGAAGTATTTCAAGAATTAATGAAACTAAAACAAATAGATTATTTGAGTGGAGTTTCATTTCCATTATACTTTTGGTATGATAGAGAAACAGAAGCAGTTGACTTAAATACATTATCACAATTTATCACTTATTGGAAATCATCAGGTGAGTTCAGAACTAAAATCATAATCATACCAGAATTAACCGACGACCAAAATCATTATATATTTTATGATATAATTCCAAAAGACACAAAACCAAACAATTCATTGGGGTTTTTTCAATATCGTAGATTTTATTTTGAATACGATAATCCACGAGATATCGTCAAAGGTTTACAAGAATTTAGAAAAACATACGAATTCATCAATAAAGATGAAATCAATCCGGAACCAATCAGAAAACAAAAACGAAACGACTAATGAAATTAGCAATCATTGGTAGTAGAAGTTATACAAATCGTAGAAAAATAAAACAATTCCTATTTGATATCAGATTGAAACAACCCGATACGGAAATCGTAAGTGGTGGGGCAGACGACGGAGCAGATAAATATGCAAAACAAGTCGCATTAGAATTTGAATTAAAATACACAGAGTTTCCACCGGAACACGAATCGTATAATATGTATTGTGTTAAAGAACCACATCATTATGGAAAACCTTATAATGTAGGTTATTATCATAAACGAAACAAAGAATTGGTTGAATATGTTGATAAAGTTATAGCATTCTGCACCGACGGAGTCGTAACCAATGGAACTAAGTCAGCATTAGAACATTGTGAAAAAATAAATAAAAAATACATTATTTTGGATTAAACTCACTATTTATATATATAAATATATATAACAGAGATTATGAAACAAGAGAAATTAACATCAGTAAAAATCATCAACGAGTTATATCGTAAATTCAAAGAAAAAGCAATTCACGACGACTTTTCACTACAAAAGTTAGTCAATCGTAGTTTAGATTTATTTGTTTATGATGAGGAATTCCAAAAGAAAATTTTGGATTACGAGAATTTAGAAGATAGTGGCTCAAAATACTAAGAGGTTTTAATGAACTTACCAAAGTTAAAAAAGGTTACAGAAAGTAAAAAGAAAAAAATCATCTTATTGTCTGACGACTTGCGTATGTCAAGTGGTGTCGGTACAATGTCAAGAGAAATAGTCTTGGGAACATTACACCAATATGATTGGGTTCAAGTTGGTGGAGCAATCAAACACCCAGATGCCGGAAAAATTATCGATATGAACGAGGCAATGAGAAAAGAAACCGGTGTTGAAGATGCATCCCTTAAAATTTATCCAGTTGACGGATATGGAAATCCAGATTTACTAAGACAATTAATCAATACAGAAAAACCAGACGCCATTATGATTTACACCGACCCAAGATTTTGGGGTTGGTTGTATCAAATGGAACACGAAATCAGACAATCTATTCCAATCTTTTATTATAATATTTGGGACGATTTACCTTATCCAATGTGGAACGAACCTTATTATGAAAGTTGTGATTTGATTATGAATATTTCAAAACAAACACACAATATTGTGCAAAATGTATGTCGAAATAAACCAAGAACAGAATGGGACTCAACTTATATTCCACACGGAATTAATGAAAAGTTCTTTTATCCCGTCGAAGATGAAAAAGAAAGATTACAAATGAACAAAATGAAATCTGAATTATTCAAAGGATTGGACATAGAGTTTTGTTTATTTTATAATAATCGTAACATCAGAAGAAAAATGACATCAGATACGATTATGGCATTTAGAGAATTTGCATACAGATTACCAGAAGAAAAAAGAAAAAAGGTAGCATATGTTATTCACTCACAACCAGTAGACCAACACGGAACAGATTTACCGGCGGTGGTTGAAGAAATGTGTCCAGATTTGAACATTATATTTTCAACAGAAAAATTAAGTAATGAACATTTAAATTATTTGTATAACATTGCAGATGTAACGATTAACTTGGCATCCAACGAGGGATTTGGATTGGGAACTTGTGAATCATTAATGAGTGGAACACCAATCATTGTAAATGTTACAGGTGGATTACAAGAC